CTTCTGTAAGACATTCTTTTAGGCACTTCCAATGACATAATACATCATCGGTAAAATGATCATCCGGAACATCCCAAGTTTCATTACTCTTCCTCAGAATGTCCATCAGGAAGATTCTTTCCAATCTCTTCATCCAATTGAAGAATAAATTCACGAAGATCAGTAACTCTGGGTGGAACACACTTTGGATCAAAGGTATAACCTTCTTGCTCTCTATACAAAACTTGTCTGACTGCAGCTGCTGTGTGAATATTAAGATTCACAGAGATATCATTGTTACAACTCATAGGTCTCCCTCTACACGATTTTCAGATTGGTGGATATTGAATTCACCACCGGGATATCTAGCCTTTAATTTTTCTACATTCATTTCAACAATCTCATTGAAATCTGTATCTAATGCCATACATGCCTGAGCAACATACCACATAATATCTCCCAACTCACGCTTCATGTGAAAGATATTATCTTCATTAACTGGCTTACCTTGAAATATAATCTTCTTAACTACTTCAGTAAACTCTCCACCTTCAGCACAAATACCAAGAGCAGCAGTTAAAAGACGTTCAACAGGAATCTGGGACTCCAATTCATATACCCTCTTATCAAAGGCATCATATCTTTTCGATTCATCACTAGTAACAGCATCAACAAACTCAACGTATTTTTCTGTATCAACTTGACTGCTCATCATTTGCCTCCTTAACTCTATCACGAATATCACGATGTAGCCTATCCAAAGCTTCTCTCACTTCAGAAGTTTCTTCCCAACTCCACTCCTCTTCATTGCCTTTCTTTTCTTTTTTAAACGATTTCTTTGCCATTAGAATTTAAAGTCGCTAAATGATTTCTTAGGAGTTCTCTCCTCATTACTATACTCTTCTTCCTTTCCATTGTCAAGGATGTCCTCCTGAGCACTTTGCTCACAATCATACAATCTCATCTTTGCCCTATCCACACCAACAACAAATCTCTTATTAATAGTAGGATCATTGTATCTATTCTTCAACTGCTTTACCATTATTTGACCAAGTCCTTCAAGTTCTTCTCCACTAATAAGAGCAAACATAAGGTCAGCAGTAGCAGGAAGACCAAAGGATTCAGATGTATCTGTGAGATCAACATCAGAATTAGCAAAACCACTACGCGTAGTTTGAGTAGCACTAACAATGGGAACCTTTGCTTCTACAGCTAACCCTCTAAGCTCTTCTGCAATAGATTTAATATAAGAGTAAGAGTTTACATTAGCATTGGCTCTGTATCTAGAAGATGAACATATATTCAAATAATCAATGAAGATAATATCTGGTTTAAAAGATTTCTTCAATGCCAACTCATTAAGAAGAGATTTAAAATGTCCACTATGTGCAGATGCTGTAGGATACTCCTTAATGATTAAAGTTCCCTGTGTCTTTTGAGCAAGGTTAGTAACCTTATTCTCAAACATCTGCTTGGGAAGATCTGTAATATCCTGGATATTTACATTCAAGAGATTGGCGTCGATTCGTTCAGCAATCTTCTCTTCAGCCATCTCCAATGTGATGTAGAGAACGTTCTTACCTTGGAGTAAGACAGAACTAGCATGATGGCACATGAATAAAGACTTCCCCACACCAGTGCCTGCCAAAGCAATATTGAGAGTTTTATTAGGAAGTCCACCCTTTGTAATCTTGTCGAAGTATTCCAAGTCGAAAGGAATCTTGTCCTCACGTCTATGGTAAGATTCATATCTTTCCTCATAGTCCTGGAGATAGTCATGCCCTATGTGATTATCAAAGGATACAGCCAGAGCATCAGATAGTATAGAAGGAATGGCATCTGGTGTCTTCTCTTCCTTACCATCAGCAATGGAAATAGAATCTAATAAAGCCAAGTATATAGCCCTATCTCTACACCACTTCTCAGTAGTGTCTATTAACCAATCATATTCTGCAGGTGAATTATCCAGACACTCTATCAAATGAGAAACTTGCTTAAAAGAATCCTCATTAATATCATTCCTTTTCTCTACCTCAATACTTAAAACCTCCTTAGTTGGAACCTCATTATATTCAGACACGAAAGAAAATATCTCTTCAAAGACAATCTGTTGATTGTTGTCTTGAAAATATTCTTTCTTTAAAAATGGGATCGTCTTTCTAAGATACTTTTCATTATATAAAAGGTTTTTTAAAACCAGGAATTCAATCTGATCCATATGCAAATTCTTTCTGTGCTATTTCATCTAGAGCTTGTAATACTTCAGGAGTGAAGTATGTTTCTGGATCCTTCAATATCTGTTTGGCATATACTTTCTTCCCATCCATCTCATATCGACCTGCTACATTTTTCCAAAGTCCGCCAATCTCACCGAGTTCAAGAAGACCATAATATCTATCAAGACCACGAGCATCATAATACAAACGTATCTCAACCTGCTTATTCTCCTTACTCAACCTCGATTTATGAGTCTTTGCCTTAATAATATTTCCGACGACTTCTGTTCCATCCTTTTCCTTTTTCTTTCCAAGATATATGATTGTACTTGCTGCGTACTTGAGGCCAGAACCTCCTCCCATTTCCTTCGTAGGGACATAAGAACCAATGACGTCATAAGTATGATTAGTTACTATAAGTGGTATATTAGCCTGTCCCAATTTCAATGTCAACATCCTGAAAGCTCCTTTAACAAGTTGTGATTTAGTCATATCACGTACTTGCTTCTCATTCAAGGCATCAGTTATTTCCTTTTCCGTGGACAGCATTCCTAAAGAATCTAACACAAACATACAAGGTTTGCGTTCATCTTCAGATTTCTTTAAGTATATATCTACGGCTTTGAGTGCCTTCTGTCTAAACTCCTCAATGGTCACCACATTGACTACAACTACCCTACTTAAATCGATCTCTCTACTCTCTAAAAGTGACCTAGTAATGCTAGCCTCAGTATCAAAATAGAGCACATAAGCGGAGGGATTAGTATCCAAGAAGTTCTTGACAACGGCGAGAGAGAAAAAAGTCTTTCCAGTGCTACTTTCTCCAGCAATGGCAGTAATGCGATTAGAAGACACGCCCCCAAATATACTGCCTGAACACAACCCATTAAAGATATAACTTCCTGTATCCACGTATTGTTCGACTTCAGTAATCTCAGACGCCAACGTTGTAAATTCTTCTCCAATTTCTTTAATTATATCCTGCAAATAATCCATCAATACCACCTTAAGCTGTTAGCATAATTGATGACACAAGTTCTCACTTCCATCAATTCATTATAACATTTTTGATTGTGAGCACAGATCCTCAAATCATTATCTGGTTTGTGGACTGATTCTATAAAAAGATCCAGACCCCTATTCCATTTATCCCTTTCAGAATCACTAGAATAATTTACACTATTTTGATCTTTCATCCAAAAAATAACTCCAGGTTTACAGTCTTCTCAACGTTCCAACCAATAGAATCCAAGATAACCCTCATAGGATCTAAGAAAGCTTTGTTAAATTGTAAGTCATAATCAATATATCTGTCAAGTCCCAACTCCAAGGGAAAATCAGAAATAAAAGATATAACATTCTCTCTGATAGGATTTGCTTTCTTCAAATAACAGAACTTAATCTTCTCACCATTTCCAATCAAAGTATATTTATTGTCCAGTTTCTTCTCTTTAATATAATGATTATAAAGAAGAGAACCTCTTACATGTATAGGAGTCCCTTTAGAATATATGCTAGAGTGAGCCCTATACTTATCCACATCAGACACACTCCTAGGAAAAGCAAGATCCTCAGGAGGTAAGTTATTAAACTTAACCCTACACTTTTCAATATAATCAATAACTTCATCTTCTGTACCATTCATCATAATCTTCAGAGCTTCTTTAATCATAGTCCTACAAGGAGCAGGAGTAGATGACTTTACTGCCTCAATACCCATAATCTTAAGTTTGGGTTCTTCATACCTAACCCCTTCACTATCCCATACATTTAAGATATAACGTTTCTTTGCTGTCCAGATACCCCTATCAGCAATATTCTCACGCTTCATCTCCATCTTTTGAGTATAAGCGTTTACATAATCCGCCAGTTCCTCATAGGATTTTTCAATAAAGGGTTCCAGTTTATCCTTACAAATCTGGTCGAGTATGGTAACAATCTTAATCTTATCATCAGTCTTATGACTAAAAAATTTATCAACAAGAGGTCCAAAATTGATGTATATTGAATCAGTATCTGATGCCACCACATAGTCTATGTCTTCTGTTTTCAACAATTTATTTAGATATCCATTCATCCTTGCCTCAATCCATCTAATAGATACCTGACCTGAAAGAGTGATTGCCTCAGCATTAGCTAACTTATAATATCTAAAATATTGATTACCTAGGGCACCATAAGCTGAGTTAAGAGCAATCTTTCTAGCCATCTGGAAGTTATTATACTTGGTGATATCCTTAATAGTTTGCTCATGTAAAGATTTCAGCTCCCGGTTTGACAGGTGCTGATAAGGACGTTCTTGTGACTCTTCTATCGTTGCCCTATCATCAGCATCCTGCTTATTACCATCTATTAAAAAACCCACTTATTTTCCCATCCTCCTTTTTATTTCAGCTTCAATATCTACCAAGTCTTGCTTAGACTTCAACATCTTCTTCTTATAAATCTTCCTATCCTCATACATATCTTCCATCAGCTGAGGCATCATACCCTTCACATCCTTACGATATAAAGACCCATTAGGACAACAAGCATACTCTGTATACTTAGAAAAATCAGCTTCCTCATCAAGAACTTTATCTACACTAACATTAGGATGCATATCCTCCACCAATGTTTCTGGCGATATATTATACTGCATCATTAAGTGTGGGTAAAGAGAGTTAAGGTCAAATGATGCTACCCAATCATAAACTCCTGGCTTAGGCTCTTTCACATATGCTCCAGCAAATCTATCATTTTTCTCACTAGTATCCCTAGGTGGAATAACAATATGCCTCTTCTTCAACCAATTGTAGATAATAGTGTCCCACATCCTTACCTGATATAAAACATCGTTGTAGTTAACCTTGGCACTATATGCCATAGTCAATGCCAACTCAATCAATTTCATCTTATCCTCTAATCTGTCAACAATTTCAACGTCAACAATGTTATAATCTACAAACTTCTTCCAGTTACCTCTATAAAAATCTTTAAATGTATCAAATTCAGAGTGATCCAATTTCTGTTGTCCCAACTCTACCTTACCAATATAATCCAACCTATAAGATTCTTGATTTGTATAAGTAAACTTCTTATACAGATCCATATAATCAAGAGTAGTTAATCCACCGATATCAAAAATCCTATAAGGTTTACCAGTAATAAAAACTTCCCTAGAAGTAAGCAATCCCCAAGGAGATATTCTACTAGCTTTCTTTTCACCCATAATCTTTTCTACCCTACCCAATAGATAAGGAATATCATACAACCTTATATTCCATCCCGTAATAATATCTGGAACATCTGCCGCCCACCAATAGAGGAATGCATTAAGCATATCCACTTCATTCTCATGGTAATAATAGGTTACATTCTTCTGAGTAGGCGTGTAAGGTTTCCTACCCCAAGTATGAATCTCCTTAGTATTATAATCCTGAACAGAGATAGTAAGCATCTCCTCATCACAACTATCAGGACTAGGGAACCCATTCTCCGCTTGAACCTCAATGTCAATGGTCACTAGTTTAATGAGAGAGATGTCAAACTTAATCTCATCCTCTGGATAAGTATCTGAGATGTATTGAAAGACGTACCTATCATTACCGTAGATAGTAAATCCATCTACATCATTATACTTTTTATAAAACTCTCTACAATCTCTTACAGTTCCTGGTTGAATAGGTTCAACATTCTCACCCTCAAGAGTTTTCCACTTGGAATTCTTTTTAGATTTCACATAGAGAGTAGGTCGATAATCAGACTTATATAATTTCCTCTTACCATTTTCATATCCACGTACCAGAAACTGATTCCCTATCATCTGGATATTGGTATAGAAATTCATTCCCTCTCCATCAATTCCTCATATTTCTTCACCATTTTAGCATTAGGTTCCACAATAGTCAAGATCTTATCAGAACTTATCATAAAGGTATTTTGATTAGTCATCCCTAGCAACCAAGGAGCCAAAACCATAACACCTTCTTGCATTGTTATTTTTTGTTCTGATGTAGTGACAAGAAATGGTTCTGTCAACTTACAATCAGGTTCACCTAAATCAGATGTCACTTCTTCAATCTGACTCAGTATCATCTGGCCGTTCATCATCACCAATAGCCTCAGATTTTCCCTTTTCATACTTCTCTAATCCTCTTTCATACATTTCCTTTACTTGATCCACAGGATCTACCATAGTAACTATCCAATCAGCAACTACTGGTATAACTTGCTCTTTACTTAAGGGCATCCAAGGTATTAATTGAATTTTGAATGGAGAAGAACTATCACCCTCCTCCTCAACCTTATTGCCATAGATTTTAACCACCTGAGGACATCTTAAAAAATATCCCACAGTCTTATCCTTTCCATCAGAATCTTTCACCAACATCTCTTGCATATCGGAGACAATATCTTCTCCTGATTTGAGAACAGTGAGTTTAATAGTCATTTGTATATAGCTCCTTTATAAGATTTTACCACATTTCCCTTAGGATAACAAGGCGGGTTATCAGGATCAAGCCAGAGAGTATATTGGTAGTCCTCCATGGCAACAAAGAATTGCATTTGATTATCGCAGAGATACATATCTCTATATCTCTTAGTCCATTCATCTGCCTTCTGAATCCTATAATCAGGATGTCCGTTATCTAGTGTTCCGCAACTAATATAACGATAAGGGAATCTTTCGTAAATAATGTTCATAATAAAAAAATAAAATAAGGGGAGAACCCTCCCCATTATATCACTTACCTTCTGGTAAGAGATAATCCTTACGAGTATGATGTTCTGGAACAATCTTACTCAACTCTACAACCAGGAGTCCGTCTTCAAAGCTGACGTTCTTAACTTCTGTTTCATCGGAGAGTGTCCAGGATCTGGTGAAAGATCTCTGAGCCAATCCTTTATGGATGTAGTTGGACTCGTCCGATGATTCTTTTTGTCCTTCGACAAAAAGTTTTCCATACTCTGTGTAGACATTTAATTCTTCTTGTTTGAAACCAGCAAGTGCGATTTCCAGTCTAGAAACTTGGTCACTTACATGAACCAAATTATATGGAGGATAGTTAGTTGATACCTGTGGTAGATTAAATAATCTGTCAAAATAATCATCCAACCCGATACTATTTCGGGTTATCCGTTCCATTAATTCTGGAAGATCGGTCGTGCGATACCGTGTGAGGTTCGTCATGATAGTAGCTCCTTTAAAAGCGAGTTTGTGATTTGAGGACCCCTAAGGCGTCCACTTGTATATAGTATCACACTCCCTAAAAAAGGAGAAGGGATAACCCCTCCTTGCGAGTAGAGAAAACCCTACTCAATAAGCGAACTCGTCAACTACATCTAAAACTTTATTGAGGTATTCATCAGCACCCCGACATTCTTGTTCTG